AATGAAATTTGGTCAAACTATAAACCAGTTGATCCAGAAAGAAAAGATTCCAATAAAGGTAAAGCCTTTAGAGGAGAAAAACCACAAGCATAATTAAATGAGCGTAATTTGCGAAATTTTCCAAAGTCACGAACTTAAATGGCAGGTTAAAGACTGCGAGCCTATATGGAATCAGAACGATCAAAAAACTGTTCTGCATAACTTTAATGTGTACCCTGACCTAGATTTCGTAGATGCCTATGGAGATTCTACTTATGTAAAATATACGGGAGCGGATAAAATTAGAGAACTTCTTCTTGAAATCCATAAAGTAATTTGTGGACATGTTAATTCTAAAAAGGGAGAAAGCTCTTCTAAAAATGAAGCACTCGAACTTCCAGCAGGTGGATCAAATTTACCTGCAGTTCAAGGAAGCAGAGAAGTTGCAACTACACAAAAACCAGGATTGCCTGCAGTTACACAAAAAGCCGGACTTCCAGCTGTAACTCAAAAACCAGGCTTGCCTGCAACTATTCCATATGATGCAACTCAATATGCAAAAGAGACAGAACCAGAGGAACAAAAACTTTTGCCTGCTCCAAATATTACTGCATGGTATTGTTTAACATTTGAAGATGGCTCTAAGTCTATTCATTCAATAGAACTTAAAGATGGAGAAACAAAAGCTACCGCAGAATCTCTTATTGGAACCGAAATTGAAGAAAAGGGAAAGGTAAAACTTGCATCTGGCCCATACGAAACAGAAGAAGAGGTTACTAAAGAATGCGTAATTGAGGAAAAGCCTGAAGAAGATTGTTGCAATTACTATGTAACAGTTAAGACTAATAAATTACGAATGATTGAAGAAGGTTCTGGCGAAAAGAATATTAGATTTAGATACTTAATGTCTAATAACATGTTAAAGGATTTAGGCGGAGATAAACTATCAAATGCTGATAAGTTTACAATAACTATTACAACGGCTTCGACTGGATTAACTAAATTATTTGGAGCAAGTTTTGACATGAAACTTGAAGATTTTCACATAGACGATCCAAACTATCCTGGTAATTTAATTGTAGCAATTGTTCCAACATTAGACTTAGAAATAAGCGGAAATGATTCTCTTCCGGCTAAAAATGCACCTAAATCTTATAATGAGGTTAGTGCACGAGAATTAAGACGCAGAATCAATGAATTAGAATTTAGCGATAGATCTAAAACTCAAACCCCAGAACAGAGGGAAGCTGAATTTAGAAAGCTTTTAACTAAATGGGAGGAAGATGAGCGTAGAGATAATGCTTAATACATTGAATAAATAAACAAAAAGGTCCAATATAAATGGCAGGTTTACCACATTTTAAAAATTCGCTCGTAGGTCGTAATCTATTTGAACCGTTATACCTTAACCAGTTTACGGTAATTATTACACCACCTGCATCAATCAACAATAATGCAATTACGCCATTATTAGTTGAACATGTAAAAGAGATTACAGGTTTACCAGAACAAGCAGGTACTGGTAAATTACAAGAACAAAGATACAGATTCTCTAAAAGATATTTTGCAGCAGGCGTTCCAGCAGATACTGGTGCTAAGCTTGTAGTTTCATTTGAGGTTAACTTAAATGATGCAAATGAAATGTATATTTACAATCAGTTTAGAGCATGGGCAAACTTAGTATATGATCCATTAACTGGTCGTCAAGGTCTTAAAAAAGACTATGCTCCAAATGGTGCTAACATTTATGTTGGTGTACACAATAGAGCTGGTGATATTTACAGAGAATTTACATTTTCTCCAGTGTTTGTATACGGAGATTCTAGTTTAACAGACGAGATGAAATTAAACTATACTGAAGATGGAATCTATACTGCTAAATTTAATTTTATCGCAGATTCTTATACAGAAACCAGAAATGGACAATTCTAAAAATTTAAAACCAATTTAAATGGATATTTTTAACCTAAAAAGTAACGACGTTAAAGACTTTAAAAGATTTATGGATATGAAAGCCCCTTCGTTTGGTGGACCTAACGAAACTGAGTCATTTGATAAATCTAAAAGAAAGTCTTTAAAAGAGTGGACTAATATTGCAAAAAGAGACGCTAATTTTGAAAATGGCGGTAAGAATCATAATAATGATGGTTATTGGAAAGCTTTCCATAGCGATGTACCAAGCCGTGCTGCCAAAATTAAAATCGAAGAGCCTGTAAATACACCTCCAGCAATGGGAGTTACAATAGTAAAAGAAAGTCATGTTCCTCAATTTGAAAATTACATGTTTGAAGAAGAAGCTGATGATGACGTACAATTAGAAGATCAACCCGAAATCGATGAAGAAACTCTTGAAATGTTTATGGAAGAGTTTAGCGATGAACTAAAAGAAATTTTAGAAATTGCTTGTGAAAAAATGGAAATTGAAAAAGAAGAATGCGTTGAAATATTTAAAGCAGCTATTCAAAAGGTTTCTGAAATGCCAGAAGAGGACGAGTCAGAAGAATTAACTGACGAAGACGAAGAATAATATAAACTTTTAATTAAATTAAAAAGGAGAACTTTATAGTCCTCCTTTTTTTATGTCTTTTAGTACGGCTTGAAATTCCTTGTCTGGATCGACTACTGAAAAATCAAAGTCTACCCAGCTATATGTAGTTTTAAGAAAATTAATTGAATTCAAAATACCAGTTGGGGAAAGTTCGCTATTAAGATAAATCAGTCTAGTGTATTTTTGATTTTTTATTTTAATTACTTTATCAATCAATTTTGAAATTTCATAATTAAGTAAAAATGCTTGAACTTTGTTTGGAATAAAAACTTCGGTTTGAAATTTTTCTTTCATAATCTTATTGATGTTAAGCGCATAGTCGCTTTTACCTTTTTTGGAAAAATGTTCAACATATGTTTTATAATCTCTTACAAAGACAATGGATAATTCTCGGGTGGCAATTTCTTCTGTCAAAATACTAGTACAATTTTTATTCTTGGCCAGAACTAATCTGTACCACATCAACCCCTGCCTTTTTTAGGAGATCGAGACCGGCAGAGTCTCTATATGATTCTGAATAAACTACTCTCTTAATACCGGCTTGTAAAATTAGTTTACTGCATTCTCGACACGGAGACATTGTAACATAAAGAGTAGAACCTTCTGATGATTGGGTTGATTTTGCGACCTTTGCTAGAGCATTGGATTCTGCATGTAGAACATACCACTTTGTTTCATAATCTAGGAATGTTCCATCTGCATCAAATATTGGATTCTCACATTCATTCTCAAAACCAGACGGCGTTCCATTATAACCGTCTGCAATAATAGTATTGTTCTTAACTAGAAGTGCACCAACCTTTTTGCGTCTAGCATTAGAAAGCTGACCCCATTCAGAGGCCATTTTCATATAGACGATATCATATCTAGTTATCATTTTCAAATTGATTTACGATCCAAGTTAATAGATCTTCTTTTTCTTGAAGAATTAAAATTTCATCCTGATCCTGGTCAATAAATTCAAAAATATCCATAAACTCTTGAGTTGGATGACCTGACATTGAAACTAGATTTGTTTTAATTGATGGTAATCTACTAGGTACAAATTCTCCAACTAACATACGACTAACCAAGTCATAGTGTCTATCATAAATATGATATGAATTTGCATGGTGAGTATATGAACCTAATTCTAATTCAGGATAGAATTCTTTAAGATGTGCAAGAGCTTGCATCTGAAGAGAGCAGAAAAATGCAACATCAGTTGGAGTACCCCAAATTGCATCATTAGATCTCATATAGACACTAAAGTGTAATTTATTATGCCTAATATGGAAAATACCATACATCGTACAAACAAAATCTTTATTGCCGCTGTATTGGTGTTCAGGCGTATTAAAATGTAGAATTGCTTGTCTGCTATCTTTATCTTTTGCTAAAGATGCAATTGCCCATTCATATTGAGTAATTCCACCAAGAGATTTTGGTTTGAATATTAAATTACCATATGCTGAGTTTGCCGTACCATTTGGATTTTGAATCTGTTCCCAGAATTTAGCATATTTTGAAATAAATGCTACATCATTACGGCCAGCATAATACCATAAAAATTCAGCCGCAATATATTTAGCCTGGGTTGACCTAGTCATATTAGTGTACATACACTGACTTGGGTCAGTGATTTCTAGAGAAACATTTAATAATTCTCTACTGGTAGTACCTCTAGTTTCACATAAGTCACCATTGTCCATTAAATCAATTAATGACTTTTGATAAGCTTCTGCGAATGATGTTCCTTTGTAAGTATGCATAGTTCTATATTAATTTACTCTTATATCAGAAAAATGGTCTTTGTTTTCGACAAATAACTTAATATCGAAAAACTCT